GTGCTGCTACTGTCATTACTTCACCTGCCGCTATGCCTCGGTTACCTAGATAGTTATCCAATCGACTAGCGTGTGTCCTTACTACATCTGGTTTAAATGTACCATCCCTGATGCTGTCAATCTCTTCAATAATACAACGAGCAGATGTACCTATGTTGGACTCCTTGTCGGACTCATTAGGTATGTCGTTAATGGTAGCCTCAAGTTTGGATTGTATGGTCTGGGCATCAACCTTTTCACTTTCAGCTTGTTCAAGGGCAAGCCTAGATGCACGTATTATCTTACGTAGCTTTGACTTTTCTACTAGTGTATGCACAAGGAATTGCGCCTCAGTAGCCGTAGAAGCGCCGTTCATTATGTCAAGTATACCTGCTATGCCCCCGACCTCATCAAGCCCTCCTGAGGCTTTTAAATGCTCAGTAAGTGCTACTTCGTTTAGTGGCTTGCGTTGTTCTGCTAAAGCACCAATGGCTTCAAATAGGTATTGGCAACGCTTTGTATAAAAATCTTCTGGCGAAAGCCGTGAGCTAACGCTGTCATAAACTTCTGGATTAGTCTCCAGTAAACAAGAAGCTATGAGCTTCTCTTCAGCCTTTACACTATGTGGCTGTTGATATGTCGTCAGGTCGAACTCGTTCATCTTCAAGTGCAGTTAACAGAGAACGAAGTAGTTGACCTATTGCATTATGCTTTATGCGGATATCTTGGGGTAGCTTGTAGGAATCAATTTCATTATGTAGATTTATGGACACCTGAGCTGCTTCTTTTAATTTAGTCATACTTGTTTCGTTGGTAAGAATTGTTGAACACTTGAACCCCCCGCAGGATGCGGAGAGCCAAGCATTCTAGCACAAGGACTTACTCCGATTCTTCTCTTTCGAGCATCCCTATGGCTATCAATGAGTAGCCAATTAGGTCACGGAATATGTCTTTGGATTGGTCGCCGTTTGTATTAACATTAAGCGATCCATCAGCACAGAAAGCCTTAGCTCTCTGGAATTTATCCTGCATCCGAATGCAGATTCCAGTTAGGGGATGAACACCGAACTCGGTTGAACCATCGAAGTTAGCGAATGGATTATCGCAGGTCTCTCCTCCAGTGTAATCGTTGTTCTTGTGAGCGGTCATCTCCAGTATGGAATCCACTTCCTCACGGCGGAACTTATCCCACCATTCCTTGTCGAATGAGGACATTACTTAAAAAGGCGAGTCAGTGTTGTATGATGCTCCCGCAGATGCTTGCTCTTTTTGTTCCACTGGGCTAACAGCTAGGGACATAAAGTTTGTCCCACTCTTTGCCTTCTTCTTCCACCCCTTGAGGTAGTAGTCCTTACCCTCTACATTGATCTTACCAGTGTAGTCAGGGTGCGTCTCCTTTTGCTTGCGGTCATTCACAAAGAATGCTCCGCTGTTTGTATTATCGTATTCCATATTATTATTTGGGTTAAAATTCAGTTGGTGCAGTAACAGCTTGGGACTTGTCCTTGCCGTGTGTGTTGGTAGCATCTGGATCTTTAGTATCATCAATAGCAAAGAGACCATTCAAGGCGTACTTACGAGCATAGGAACTAGCACTGCCAGTTATCTGTGCATCGTCCATACCCTTCTTAGCTTCTGCTTCACGAGCAAATGCACTCACGTTTATTGAGTATTCAGAGCCTTCTAATGTAGATGCTAGGACTACTGTTGCCTTTACATATACTCGACCCCCAACCTCAACCATCTCGTCAGTAATAACTAAACTACATTCCCATTCAGCAAGCAGTGGCTTTACGGCTGTAAGAATGTCTTCTGCGGAACGATAGCGGTAGCCACCGAATTTATTAGTCTGCCCCTTTGGGGCTTTCAAAGAGGATTGTATCCCCTGGAGTTTTTGATGTATGTTTTTATCCTTCATATTTATTTTTTATTAGGTTGCGGTAGAGTTCGGCTCGCTGTTTTTGATTCCTGCAAGAACCTATATCAGCTTCGCTTCCCCCTATAGATTTTAGTTCTAAAGCTTGTTCGTGGGCTGTCAAACTATATTTAAATTTCTTTGTAAGTTGTGTAAGTCCTACTGGATGAAGGACATCTAAAGTCTCTTGCTCTAAGTATGAGGCCATTGCCTCCAAAGTATTTGGTAGCTGTTCTTTCTGTCCTTTGCACATCTTTAGGTAGAAGTTCTCAACCTTGCCCAGAAGGCTGTTGGCCTGCCTGGATATGACACCTCTTACAAGGCCAGTCTGGTGGTCGTGATCCACTACCCAGTCATTTGTTTTTATGTCCAATATAGGACAACTGATTGGCTTGTGAGCCTCTCTGTATTCCTTGATTTTATTTTGGGGCAGGTAAGTCATTTGCGTTTGTATCTAGGTAACTTGAGTAGCCTTCTCCATTTGCCATAGCTTGAGGTAGATATTCCGTACTTCTCACAAGCGTCAGGCATTTTCATACCTTGATCTCTGTAATAGTTCACTCCGTTTATTGCTTTTGTTTTGTCATCCTCAGTGTACAATCTAGCAAATACTGAGTCAGGCTGATAGTTTTTAACACCAGTCTCCTCTTCAATCTTTTCATTCTCTTCAACTTCACGAGCTATGCGTTCGGAAGCCCAGCGTATAAAACTACTTATGGATTCGGATGATGTTTCTTGCATTACTTTACGTTAATTTGTACTAATTTTTTTATTGAAATTATTTTGCCAGTACCGCCTCGTTTGAATACACAAGTGCCGTCCTTCTCAGGTCTTTTTTTAAGGATATAGTCAAAGGCCTCGTTTTCATTGTGCGCCCATTTAAATGTCTTACCAGTGTAGTTCTCAGGCATATCGTCACGCTTGTATTCAATGCAGTATTCAGTCATTTAGTCATTAAATATCTGATTAATTAAAGTTACAAATGCTTTGGCAGCTGTCTGATTTACTACGCCATTCCCAAGTAATCTTAATCGGTCCACTCGGTTGGTAATTGCGTCCACCCTACTGGTAGTCCCATCAGTTGTTCTACCCAATTGGGATTCAGTCTGCTGCCTACTGATTCTTTCCCTTGTTGCTCCTCTAGATTGCCCATTTGTCGATTGACCAAGTTCTCTGTTATTCTGGCTGACATTGCCTGAGAAGTTCTTGGTGTTCCCCACGACTCTTGGCTCTTCCCATTCATATTGGGCTTGGCTTGGTCTTGAAGGCCAATTTGTTTTGGTAAAGATATCTGATGATTCTTTATACTCTTCCAATTTTTGATGTCCCCCGTATCCTTCCAATCCCTTGTTGTTGGTGTCTGCCAGTTTTGGGGTTGCATTACTTCCTCTCTGAGGTTCTTGCACCCGCCCTTCTTGGCTTTTGCGCTCCTCTCTGACGGCATCCGTACATCTGTCCTCGTATCCGTTACTTGAGGCGTAGCCCAATTCTTCTCCTCGTGATGTATTACTGCGTCCCTTAACTTCGCTCCGTAGCTCGTCCCATTCTCCCTCGTGGCTTTGAATCCACTTGGGGTCATCTCTACGTCCTTCGCTACTCCTCCTTCCACGCATCCTGTTACGCTCGCTGTTGGCCAGCCCAAGGATGAAGACTCGTTTTCTTTGGTGAGGAGCGCCAACTTCTTCCGCTGAGAATATTCCTGCCGTTGCTTGGTAACCCATTTGTTCCAACTCTCTGAGGACATATTGGAGAACTGGTTCTCCGTCACCAGTTTTGCAACTAAGGATTCCTTGTACGTTTTCGAGAAACAAAATTCGAGGTTGGCACTTTTGGATTCCTTCAGCAATGAATGGGAACAAGTGTCTTGGGTCATCAGTTGCTTTACGCTTTCCAGCAGAGCTGAATGGCTGACAAGGGAATCCGCCTGAGAGGATGTCCACCTTTCCACAAAACTGTTCGTATGGGAAGGTTTTAAGATCCGTGAAGATAGGCGCTGGATCCAACTGTTGCGCTTCCATCTTTGCAACCAAGTTCGTGATAGCGAAGGCTTCGATCTCCACATAAGCGATTTCTCTGAGATTTGGGAGAACTCTTCGGAGTCCAAGCCCAATCCCTTCGTATCCTGAACATAGGCTGAGGTGTGTAATTGTTTTGGTAGTATCCACATTTTATCCTTTCTTTGGTTTTTTAATATTCATATTACATTCTAAGTAGCCAATAAAGTTCAGCACATTTCTTTGCGACCCTGATGCCCTTCTGCATCTCATCGGCTGTCCATTCTTTGTGGTAGTGCTTGCGTGTGTCGCAGTCCACGATGACTGACCTGCAAGCAGGTAGGTATTCTAAATTGTGTTCCTTCATCAGCATAAAGGATTCAATGGCTAACTGTTGGCAGTCCTTGTCATAGGTCTTAGCCTTGCCGTTTGTATTAGTACGGCATTTGTAATCCGCCAGAAATAATTTGCCGTCACTGTCGTGTCCTATGAAGTCCACGCTACCTGCAATCTTAATTCTGTTGTTGGCAATGATTCTCTCACAAGCTATTGGCCTTACTCCCTGCGCTTGTATCCATTCGATGAATGGCATTGACCACTCGTCCCATACGCTTGGCTTGGGTCGTTCGTCAGCGCCCAAGAATCCGTACTTAACGTGATCCTCGATGACCTTGTGAACAGTTGTGCCGAACTCAGAGGATTCGATTGTGTCACCAGTAATAGGATGCTCACGTGTACCATAGGTCAGCCTCTCGATGTCCTGCCAATCTAGCTGTGGGTATTCCCTAGCTAGTGAGGTTATCATCCTGGGCTTATATATGCTGTCCAAAAATGCGTCCTTTACTATGCCTAGGACAGTTGTGACTGATGGATAAACCCTGCGCTCCTTGCGAGCCTTTGCAGGTGTCGAAATCTCTGGTTCAAATTCTGGTTCGTGTATGTTATTACAGTTATAGAAGTGAGCCATAGAAATAAAAAAAGGGTGAATCACCTTTATGGCAACTCACCCTTGCTGTGTCAAACTTTTATTAACTATAATTCATCTTGATCCATAATATGTTCAATAGCTTGTACTAAACTTGTGAAGCAGTCCCCATTGAATGGATACCTTACAAGTGGATCGAACTTACCTTCTTGGTGAATCTCAACGTAGTCCAACTTACCATCGAGGTCACCTGACCAAGTGTGAGTCAGCCCATTTGTTGCAAAGTATTGCATCACGTCCGAGATCTTACGAGCAGGCAACTTAACTTGTGGTGGTATGGCGTATTGATCGCCATCTCTTAGACCTTCTCCTGCTTGTTGCAGGACAAAGTCACCTCGGTCGTTGATCCGCAGGATCTGGTCATAGGGGTCAAGATGATCAGCACGACCATCTGGATAGGTATGTATTTTTATGTTCATAGTTAGTTTGATTTATCTGAGAAGTGCAGGTCATATTTATTTTTTGACCACGCCTCCTTTGTGATTGTTATTGAATCAAAGTCATCACATATCTTGCTGACTGTGTGAAGTTGATTTGGTTTAAGGTAGCTTACTGATTTATTAGTATCAGTAGCTGTTACGTTATATATTATTTTCATTGTATTTATTGATCGAATATTTCGTCTTGGCACTGCTGACATAGACCAGAGATTTGGTACTCCCTGGCTGATAGGGCATCCTTGAACTCCTTGGCCTCGCATCCGCACTTAACGCACACCTGCGCTTGTATTGCTTTGGAGTGAGCTATGCCGAAGTAGTCCATTGACATTGTGTCCAAGAAACTTTGGAGGTTTGTGTTGAGTTTAATCATTCATAGCCCTCCTAACTTTTGACC